GGGCCGCCACTCCGGAGCAGCAGGAGAATCAACTCATTTCGCTCGCAGTCCAGCGAGCCGAGGAGATGCTACTGGACGGCACGGCTCCTCCTTCCATCATCACGCACTACCTCAAGCTCGCCACGAGCCGAGAGCGGTTGGAGCAGGAGCGAATCAAGGCCGAGAACGACATGCTCAAGGCCAAAGCCGACGCTCTGGCGGCCTCAGCACGAGGGGAGGAGGCCTACAAAGAGGTTCTCGAGGCATTCAAGTCCTACGCCGGAGGAGGTGTGGGTCTTGAGTCGGATTCGGACCTTCAGTGAACTCTCTCGCATCGATTCCTTCGAGGACCGGTACGAGTACCTACGTCTCAACCAGGATCCAGGAGATCAGACCTTCGGTTTCGAACGGTATCTGAACCAATCCTTCTATCACTCGACCGAATGGCGTCAAGCAAGGCAGAAGGTTATCCTTAGAGACGACGCATGCGACCTCGGGGTCCCGGGTCACGACATCTACGGTAAGATTCTTGTTCATCACATGAACCCGATTCGGCCCGAGGACCTCGAGGGAGAGTTCAATCCTGATATCCTCGACCCCGAATACCTAGTCTGCGTGCGACACGACACACACAACGCGATTCACTTCGGCGACGCGAGCCTGTTACCCAAGCCTCTAGTCGAGAGAACGCCGAACGACACGATACCCTGGAGGTGACCGTGGCTGATTCGATATTGAATGACATCAAGAAGGCTCTCGGCATCACCGAGGACTATACGGCTTTCGATCAGGAGATAATTCTCCACACAAACACGGCGCTCATGTTCGCAGAGGAGATCGGTCTCCCCTCGTTCAAGATCGCCGGAAAGACAGAGACCTGGGATCAGTACCTCACCGGCGTCACGAAGAACGTTGAGGCCGTCAAGACGTACCTGTACCTGCAAGTGCGGCTCGTATTCGACCCGCCTGCGAACTCTTTCGTCGTTACGGCGATCGAGAAGCAGCTTCAGGAGTACGCCTGGCGTATCAACCTGCAGAAGGAGACTCCATGAGCAACCAACTCATGCACTACGGGGTCAAGGGGATGCGTAAGGGCGCTCGGAAGAGCCGTGAGCAGCGGAATGCCGAGCGCCGCGCCAAGTATGAGGCCAAGCTCAAGGCTAAGTACGGCGATCACGACATCGCTACGATTGAGGCCTTCATCAAGAAGCGCAAGGCGCAAGCAAAGGCGGCCAGGGACTGGCGTCTCGGCAACCAGCGCAACCGTCAGCTCACTGCTACCGAGCGTCGAGAGAAGTATTACAACGAACTCGACACCGGCCAGCTAGGTAAGACCTACGCAACTGATGCAACTCTCGCTGAAGCCGCTCGTAGGTACTACAAGAAGGGGCATAACAAGCGAATGGGTCACTCGGAGCTGATGCATTACGGCGTTAAAGGCATGAAGTGGGGCGTTCGCCGCCGTGCTCGCCGTGACGCTAAGGAGTTCACCCAGGCCAAGATGTATTACGGCGAGGGTGCCGGCAATCGGCGGAAGCTGATCAAGGCAACAGTCAAGGCTCGCTCGAAGGATCCGTTCTACAAGAGCGAGTTCGACAAGGCCGTCGCTAATACCGACATGTCCAAGCGGGCTTCTCAGGCCCGAAGGCAGCGCGGTCGGAAGAACGCCCGCAACTCCGCAGGCAAGACTGTTCGCGGCGTTGGTAACATCGCCACTGGGAACGTCGGTCGGGCCGGAGGTGCTCTGGCGCTAGGTTATCTGGGGTATCAGGGGGCTAAGGCTGCCGGTATCGCTCCCACCGAGCGAGAGCTACTCACCAAAGCGGCTAAAGGGGCGCGTAAGATCAAGAGAGTCGTTCAGCACGACGATGTTCTCGCTCACTACGGTGTCCGGGGCATGCGCTGGGGAATCCGCAAGTCTCGCATCAAGGGTGCGAAGAAGTGGACTTCGGCCAAACAGGCCAAAATAGACGGTATGTCTGATGATCAGCTTAGGCGGGTCAATAACCGTATCCGGTTGGAGAAGGAGTACCGACAGCTGACCCAAACCCGGATGGAGCGCTACCGTAGCAAGGTAGGTAAGGCGGCCGAGGAGGCTGCATTCAACACCTTGCAGAACGCAATCCAGAAAGGGCTGAAGAAGGCGGCTAGCCAGGGCGGATCCGCTGCTATCAAGGGCGCCAAACGGTTCAAGTAATAGGACAATGACATGACAGACACACTGTTCTTCATCGACGAGGACGAGGTCCTCGCTCACCATGGCGTCAAAGGCATGAAGTGGGGCGTTCGCAAGCAGCGAGCGGCTTCCGGAGGCGCCGGATCAACCAAGAAGCGCAAGGGCCTCTCCCGTAAGCAGAAAGCAGCCATTGCCGGTGTTCTCGGCACTGCGGCAGCCGCTGGTGCTGGCTACTACCTGCACAAGTCCGGCAAGGGCAAGAAGATCGCTGCTCTGGCTAAGAAGCATGGGGCCTCCGCTAAGGATTTTGCTAAGGGCAAGGGGCGCAATCTCGGAGCCCAGGCTCGAGTCAAGAAGGCCCAGTCGGCCAACGTTAAGAGTGCGGCTGAGAAGTTGAAGACCACCAAGGCGGGCAAGTATGCTGAGGGCGCACGTCTCGGCGCCAATGCTGCCGCATTTAAGGTGGGTAACGCAGCCCGAGGAGTCGGCTACAAGGCCAAGAACCAGGCTTGGAAGGCCGGAAACAAGGCGCGCAAAGCAGCCGAGGGCGGAGCTAGCGGCGTGAAATCCGCAGCCGGTATGGCGGCACGTTCGGCCAAGTCCAAGCTCGGCAAGAAGACTCCCGGCAAGGCCCTTTCGACTCACGTTGTCCAGCCGGGTAAGGGCGTTGGGTACCGGAAGCTCTCTACCACCGGAACTAAGGTTATGGGCGGAAAGGGTGACTCCGCTAAGAAACTGGCCAAGGTCGCTGCCGCCGGGGTAGGCGTTCAAGCTGGTGTAAACGTGGCCGGGGCGGCTGGAGCCCGGGCGATCAACAAGAAGCTCAACGGCGGAAAGAAGAGCGGAAGCTCTAGGAAGCGCCGCCGCTAACCATGCTCTCCAATACCGCTACCCCGCGATATTACGCTGAGTTCAGAGACGATGTCCTAGCAGGTCGGATCCCGGTCTGCAAGGAGATCGAGATGGAGATGAACAGGATCGATGATCGGATTCGCAATCCCGGTTTTTATTACGATAGCGACGCTGTGGAGGGGTTCATCCGTTTCGCGGAAGCGGAGATGACTCTGACTGACGGATCCGATCTTCGACTCCTGCCGAGCTTCAAGCTCTGGGCTGAACAAATCTTCGGATGGTGGTTCTTCACCGAGCGATCGGTCTACGTCCCGAATAAGACGAAGGCCGGCGGCCACTTCGAGAAGCGCCGGGTGAAACAACGCCTCATCAATAAGCAGTACATCATCGTCGCCCGAGGCGGGGCAAAGTCTCTGTATGAAACCCTCCTCCAAGCCTACTTCCTAACGATCGACACGTCGACCACCCACCAGGTGACGACTGCGCCGACGATGAAGCAGGCCGAGGAGGTCATGCAGCCCTTCCGCACCGCCATCACCAGGGCCAAGGGCCCCCTGTTCGATTTCATGACTCAGGGGTCTCTCCAGAACACGACCGGCAACCGCGCGCTCAGGCAGAAGCTCGTCCCCACCAAGAAGGGGATCGAGAACTTCATGACCAACAGCTTGCTCGAGGTTCGCCCAATGTCGATCGACAAGCTCCAGGGTCTCCGCACCAAGATGAACACGGTGGACGAGTGGCTCTCGGGCGATATTCGTGAAGACGTGGTTGGAGCCATCGAGCAGGGGGCGTCCAAGGTCGACGACTGGCTTATTCTGGCAGTGTCCTCAGAGGGTACCGTTAGAAACTCGGCCGGCGACAACATGAAGATGGAGCTCCTCAACATTCTGCGAGGGGAGTACTCGGATCCCCACACATCCATCTTCTATTACAGGCTCGATGATCTCAAGGAGGTCGGGGATCCGTCGACCTGGCTGAAGGCTCAACCAAACCTTGGGGCTACTGTCTCCTACGAGACATATCAGCGAGACGTCGAACGGGCGGAACACGTCCCCGCGGCTAGGAATGATATCCTGGCTAAGAGGTTCGGCATTCCCATGGAGGGGTACACATACTTCTTCACTTACGAGGAGACCCTGCGGCACAACCGTCAGGACTTCTGGGGCATGCCTTGTTCCATCGGCGTCGACCTGTCGCAAGGCGATGACTTTACCGCCTTCACATTCTTGTTCCCCCTCAGCCGGGGCAGGTTTGGAGTCAAGACGCGCTGCTACATTTCCGAGCGCACCATGCTTCGTCTCCCGGGAGCCACTCGTCAGAAGTACGAGGAGTTCCTACAGGAGGGCTCACTCATGGTGCTCGAGGGTACGGTTCTTGACATGATGAACGTCTACGAGGACCTCGAGGCGTTCATCGCCTCCTGCGAGTACGATGTGCGTTGTCTCGGGTTCGACCCGTACAACGCCAAGGAGTTCGTAACTCGCTGGGAGAACGAAAACGGGCCGTTCGGCATCGAGAAGGTTATCCAGGGAGCCCGGACCGAGTCCGTGCCCCTCGGCGAGATCAAGGACATGGCGGAGGATCGCAAGCTCCTCTTCGACCAATCCATGATGACCTTCACGATGGGGAACGCCATTACCCTGGAGGACACCAACGGGAACCGCAAGCTCCTGAAGGCCCGACGGGAGAACAAGATCGACTCGGTCGCCGCCATGATGGACGCCTGGGTCGCTTACAAACTCAACAAGGACATGTTCGACTAGGAGGTGAAGGACATAGGACTGCGAGATAGACTACAGCACGCCTACAACGCCTTCACTGGCAGGGACATCAACCGATCGAACCTCGGTCCGTCCTACAGCGTTCGGGCTGACCGGCTCGCGCTCGGATGGACGGCCGACAAGTCGATCATCTCGTCACTGTTCAACATGATCGCCATCGACGTGTCCGCCACGCCGATCCGACATGTTGACACGGCTCAAAATGGAACGTTCATCGGTGTTCGGCGGTCAGCCCTGAATGACTGCCTGATGCTGGAGCCTAACATCGACCAGAGCGGCCGGGCCTTCATCCAAGATGCCGTGCTGTCCTTGTTCGACGAAGGCGTCATCGCGATTGTTCCAGTTGAGTCAGACCTGGACCCTAGGACCAACAACAGCTTCGACATCAAACAACTGCGAGTTGGGCGGATCACCCAGTGGTTCCCCGAGCAGGTCGAGGTTGAGGTCTACAATCAGGCTCGCTCTACCAAGGAGCGGGTGATCCTGCCGAAGCGCACTGTCGCCATCATCGAGAATCCTCTCTATGAGGTGATGAACAAGCCGAACTCTACCCTCAAGCGACTGAGCCGCAAGCTCTCCATGCTGGACCTGGCCGACGAAAAGACGTACACTGGAAAGCTGGACATCATCATCCAACTTCCCTATGTCGTCAAGACCGAAGCCATGCGCCAGCGGGCGGAGAACCGCATCCAGTCCATCGAGGATCAGCTCGGCAAGGGCGGCCACGGGATCGCCTACACCGACGGCTCCGAGAAGATCACTCAGCTGAACCGCCCGGCGGAGAACAACCTGCTCGATCAGATCAAGTTCCTCACCGCCGAGCTCATGAGTCGACTGGGTATCTCGGAGGACGTCTTCAAGGGTACTGCGACGGAGATCGTCTGGACGCACTACTGGAACCGGGCTGTGGAGCCTGTGCTCTCGGCACTCGCCGATGGGATGAGTAAGGCCTTCCTCACGAAGACTGCGCGCACCCAGGGGCAGGCCGTTCAGTACATCCGCGATCCGTTCAAGAATGTTCCTCCGAGCCAGATCGTCACATCCCTGGATACCATGCTCAGGGACCAGGTCATCACGCCGAACGAGGCTCGTACGAGGATTGGTCTTCCGCCATCCCCGAACGAGCAGGCGGATCAGTTGCAGAACCCGAACATCAACCCGCAGATGGGTGACACCTCCCTGGACGGCGAGGGGGATATTCCGGACTCCGGTCCTGATGTTCAGTCAGTGCTCAGTATGCCGATGAGCCAAGTCAGAGGAGAAGGATGAAGTTCGACTTCAGTGGCTGGGCCACTAAGAACGACCTGACCTGCTCCGATGGGCGCACGATCAAGCATAATGCGTTCAAGGAGAATGACGGCCAGCGCGTGCCGCTTGTATGGCAGCATGGGCACAACGCCGTCGACAATGTTCTCGGGCATGCACTGCTCGAGAATCGGGATGAGGGTGTTTACGCCTACTGCGCGTTCAACGACACTCCTGGTGCGGATAACGCCAAGGAGCTCGTGAAGCACGGCGACGTCAAGGCTCTCTCGATCTACGCCAACCGCCTCGACCAGCGAGGTGGTGACGTTATTCATGGCAACATCGTCGAGGTTTCCATGGTCCTGTCTGGGGCCAACCCGGGAGCTTTGATCGACAACGTTGCTCTTGAGCACTCGGATGGTTCATGGACCGAGTCCGAGGATGAGGCCGTCATTTATTCTGGTCTCACGCTCTCGCACGATTCCGGAGAAACAACGGAGGACACAGAATCCATGGACGAAGACGAGGTTTACGACGAGGACGACCTCACGGTCGCCGATGTCCTCGAGACCCTCGACGACGATCAGCGTCTTGCTGTTGCGGCCCTTATCGAGGAGATCAGCGGTGACGTTGACAACGATGAGGACTTCGACGAGGACGAAGAGTTCGATGAGGACTATGACGAAGACTACGAGGAGGACGCCGAGCACGGCGACTCTGGGGGTGATACTCTGATGCATTCCAACATCTTCGAGGGCGACGCTCGTGCTAGCATGGGCCCGCACCTCACTCACGCTGATGAGGAGCAGATCTTCGCCGAGGCCCGCCAGCCCGGCATGACGCTCCGCACCGCGGTCCTGGCTCACGCCGCGGACTACGGTATCAAGAACCCGGAGCTGCTGTTCCCGGACGCCACCAACCTGGACCCGGAGCCCCAGCGCATCATGCGCGAGAACTCTTGGGTCGCCAAGGTTCTCCAGGGCGCCAAGCACTCGCCCTTCTCCCGCGTCAAGACCCAGTGGTCCAACCTGACCGCTGACGACCTGCGGGCCAAGGGTTATGTCAAGGCCAGCCGCAAGAAGGACGTCGTCTACGAGGTCGCCAACCGGAAGACCGAGCCGACTACCGTTTACAACAAGACGAAGATTGACCGTGACGATGTCCTCGACATCACCACGTTCAATGTCGTTGCCTGGATGCAGCAGAACCTTCGCCTGGCCCTCGAGGAGGAGCTCGCACGCGCCGTCCTGATTGGTGACGGCCGTGAGGTGTCCAACCCCGACAAGATCAAGGAGAGCAACATCCGTCCGATCTGGAAGGACGACGAGCTGTTCTCCCACAAGGTTCTGATCGACAAGGACGCCAAGACCGAGGACATCATCGACGTGGTTCGTCGGTCCCGGAAGTTCTACAAGGGCTCCGGCATGCCGGTTCTGTTCACCACGAACGCCTTCGTCTGCGACATGCTCGAGATCAAGGACATCAACAAGCGCTACATCTACGAGACTAAGCAGGCCGTTGCCAACGCTCTGAACGTCTCGGATGTCATCGAGGTTGAGGTCATGGAGGGCGCCAAGCGCGAGGTCGGGGGTAAGACCCAGAACCTGCTCGGTATCATCGTCAACATGCAGGACTACACCCTGGGTGCTGACAAGGGTGGCGAGACCTCCTTCTTCGAGCAGTTCGACATCGACTTCAACCAGCAGAAGTACCTGCTGGAGGCTCGTTGCTCGGGCTCGCTGACGAAGTACAAGTCCGCGATCGTCATCGAGAAGGCTACGGCCTGATCCGGTCAAAATGGCAAGATTCTTCGGAAGCATAGGTTACGGGCACGCCGTCGAGACAACGCCGGGAGTGTTCGAGGACAAGATCACGGAGAGGGAGTACTACGGGGACGTGAATCGTTCCCAGAAACAGTACGACAGCGAGCCGAAGGTTCTCCAGAATCTCCGGCTCAACAACGAGATCTCTATCGTGGCCGACTCCTACGCCGAGGAGAACTTCTTCGCCATCAAGTATGTGAGATGGATGGGGGCGCGCTGGGTCGTCACAAACGTGGAGGTCCGCCGCCCCCGTCTCATCCTCAACCTCGGAGAGGTGTACAATGGCCCAACGCCTTGAGTTCCATCAGAAACTCGTCGAAGCGCTGGGCTCTAGGAACGTCTACTTCCAACCCCCGGAGTCCGTCCAGCTCACCTACCCGTGCATCGTGTACGAACGGAGTCGAGCCGACTCGAAGTTCGGGGATAACGCCAACTGGATGTACACGCCGCGCTACTCGGTCACCCTCATCAGCAGGAATCCCGACGAGCCGGTACTGGATGTCCTGGCAGACATGCCTATGTCCACCTTCGAGAGGCACTTCGTCTCGCACAACCTTCATCACGACGTGTTCAACATCTACCAAGGAGTATAGATGGCAGTCCTCACATGGGACGAGACGGGCAAGAAGTTCTATGAGACTGGTGTGGACCGTGGGGTCCTCTTCCCCGTCAACCCCGCTACTGGCGCCTACAGCAAGGGTGTCGCCTGGTCAGGTCTCACCAACGTGACTGAGACCCCGTCTGGTGCGGAGCAGACCGACCTGTACGCGGACAACATCAAGTACCTCTCTCTGACCTCGGCGGAGACGTTCGAGGGCAAGATCGAGGCCTACACCTACCCGGACGAGTGGCTCCAGTGTGACGGCTCGGCTATTGTCGACAAGGTCGTCATTGGTCAGCAGGAGCGCTCCTCCTTCGGGCTGGCTTACCGCACCATCAAGGGTAACGACCAGCAGAAGAACAACTACGGCTACAAGCTGCACCTTCTGTACGGTCTGGCCGCCTCCCCCTCAGAGCGGTCCTACGGTACGATCAACGATTCCCCTGAGGCGATTACCTTCTCGTGGTCCTTCAAGGGCACCCCGGTGAACGTCACCGACCACAAGCCGACCTGTGTCGTCACCCTCGACTCCAGCGTCATCGGCAAGAACGGCATGACCGCCATCGAGAAGCTGATCTGGGGCGACGGCGCTAACGACGCCAAGCTCCCGACCCCAGACGAGGTCATCGCCGCCGTCAAGGCTGCTGGCTGACAACTCCCACGGACCCCGTGATGCGCTCCGGGGTCCGTGGTGACTCTCAGGGAGGAACGAATGCTGACGATTCACGTCGTTGGGGATGAGCTCTACGATGAGGATCGCAATGAGTTCATCAATGGTTTCGAGGGTGACCTCGAGCTTGAGCACAGTCTCGTCGCTCTGTCAAAATGGGAGTCTAAATGGCACATCCCGTACATTGGCAACGAGAAGCTCACCGAAGAGCAGGTCCTGGACTACATCAAGTGTATGACTCTGAATGACGTCGACCCCGTCGTCTACTCGCACTTGTCCATGGACAACGTGAAACGGATCCGAGAGTATATCGAGGACTCGATGACGGCAACCACGTTCGTGGAAGCTGAGGGATCCAGCCCCAGCCGAAACACTATCACGTCAGAGCTGGTCTATTACTGGATGGTCGCTCTCCAGATTCCGTTTGAGTGCCAGCACTGGCACCTTCATCGACTTCTCACTCTCATTCGAGTGTGCAACATCAAGAACCAACCCGATAAGAAGATGTCGACCGCCGCCATGCTTCGACAGAATCAGGCTCTGAACGCGGCGAGACGGGCCAAGTACAACTCGAGAGGTTAACATGCCTGGTGTAACTCCTCTTCTCCACGGTAAAGTTCGAGGAGAGTCCAGTCCGTTCAGCACCGTCTACATCTCTCCTACCAATGGAGTTACCGACGCCTCGATCACCCTGGGAGCGAATCCTGAGTTTGAGCTGGACGTCCCGTTCTACGAGGGATCCGAGGCCCTAGTTCGGGTCGTCCGAAAAGACGGTTCCTCGGACCAGAAGATGATCGACCTCAAAGAGTCCATGCCCGAGAAGGTTGTCTGGTTCAACTCCAGGGCTGCTTCTGGATACGGGACTTTCGACACCGGCTGGCAAGAGATCGCAGCCGGTGAAGGAGCTGGCTCCTACCAGTATCGAGTCATGGCGGGGATGATCTACATCCGGCTCAAGGGCGATGGATGGCAAGGAGCCACGTTCACCGGGGACCTCAACGTTGAACGCAAACTTGTCGATATACCGGCGGCATTCCGGGTGAAGACCCGAAGCTGCTTCCCGTTCCCCAAGGGCGACGGATCCATCGACGGGTCCATGATTGAGGTTCGTCCCAATAACACAGTAGTCTTTTACATCAAGGCCGTGGGGGCCAGGATTGTCCCGATCGTCGCTGCTCCAATCGAGAATTCTAATGGATGACGACGCATTCGCTCACGTTCATCAAGATCTGATTTTTAACGACCTTCCTCCCAACAACTCGCTGTACCCTCGGGTGATATTTGGCTTCATTCCTGCTGAATGCTTCACGCATGATCTGACTGCCCGAGCGTTTACCGAGGTTAATTTCGACAGCGTGCCTGTTTGGGACATCGAGTGTTGCTATCGAACTGCATTCAAGATCACGGTCGATTCATCCGGATTTCACGAAGAGCGGGTCGTGGCTCTCGATCCGGGTCAGCACTATAGCTTGGCTGCGCTTATGGGCGGCGCCCCCATTCCTCTATCGGGGTTACAGAAAATCTATAGCACTTACCACGAAGTGGCTTGCCGGAATTTCCCCAAGCGACGGTACGCCTGAAAGGTCAAAATGACTGTATCTCAATACGCGGCATCCTGCGCCAGGTACTACGCCGACGTTGCTGATGTCGGCTACTCGCAACCAGATCGCTGGACCTTCTACGAGCGGTCCGACTGGGACGGCTGGCTTATCAATCCTCCCGCCAACGCCGACTGTTCGGCTCTTGTCGCGGGCTGCTACAACCTCGCTGCCCACCACGAGTGGGGGGAGCCTTTCACCGCCGGCTATTTCCCCCGGTCGACCTGGACTGGGTCCCTTCGGGAGGAGTGTGCTCAGCGCAACTTTGCCGACATCTCGGATTCCTGGACTGGTAACGAGCCCGACGGCGGATTCGAGATCGGCGATATCGTCCTTTCCGAGGCGGCTTCGGGCGGTAAAGGTCACGTCGCCATGGTGACAGCCCTCAACCCGACAGTTCTTTCCGAGGCATGGATCGCTGAGGATGGAAGTATCGACGGTTGGATCGGAGACCAGACCGGCAGCGAGGTCCGGTCCATATACTACAACGACCATCCGTACACCCAGTCCGCGTCCTGGACCCACTGCCTTCGCCGGCGGGACAACCACGGCGGCTCGGCTCCCTCACACGCCGAGTCATCCTCCGGGACCTCCATTCAGCAGGCCGTACTTCGTGCAGCTGACGCCACTGGGTGCCCTTGGTGGGCCGCTCTCGGCTGCCTCAAGGTGGAGACCGGCGAGGAGGGCGCCAACATCTACGGCCACGACGCCGGAGGTGCCTGCTCGGGCTGGGGCGAGGTCACGGAGCACAACTTTAAGAACTACTTCTGGCCCATCGTCTCCGAGTGGGGCACCTCGAATGGTGTCGGTCCGCTTCAAGTCACCTACAACGGGTATTTCATCAACGATCCCGACCGAGCCTGGTGGGATCCGCAGAAGTCGGCCGAGGTCGGCTGCTCCATCCTCAAGGGTCTTATCGAAGCCGAGGGTGATTCCTACGAGGACCTCCGCCGAGTGGGGTCTCGCTACAATTCCGGGACCATGTATGGGTCCTACGAAGCGTACGGCGTGCCGTTCTCCGATGCATGCCGGTACTGGTACAACAAAGGCCGTCCGTCTCAAGGTTCGAGCGACGGCGGAGAGGAACTCGAAGTGTCATACGCTACCGATCTGCTTTCCGAGATCAAGGACCGCCTCGTAGAGGTCTCCGACCAGACTGGTGCCGGTATCGCCGGTCGCCGTTTCGACGGCCCCATCGTTGGTTGGCTGAAGGACATCTCCTACAAGCAGGACCTGATCCTGAAGGCGCTCAACGAGGCCAAGCCGAAGTCTGACGAGGGCAAGTGAGGCCATCGTGCCTTACTGTCACGTCAAAGGAGACATTCCCCCGTTCGCCACACTAACCGTCGATCCCGATGACGGCCCCACCTTTGTTGATACTGCCGGAGAGAACGGTAAAATCGACGGTATGGTGTGCTTCTTCCGCAGCACCAATGCTCGTCTCTTCCTGGATGACCAGGGTTGGAGCGCCACAAAGAACGTCACCCTGAGCGAGGACAACGTCGTTGACGTCACCATCAAGACTAATCGTCCTGCTGGTGGCGGAGGCGGCGGTAACGGGAACGTCATGGTCCTCGGTCGTGAGGAGCAAGTGCCCGCGGGTACTCCTCCGAACACGGTTATCGTACGAAAGGCCTGATCATGGCATCCCACATGAAGGGTATCGTAGTCTCCAAGAACCAAGACGAGAAACTCAGTGTTCCGTCCGCTGTTGGCGACTGGGCGCTACTCGTAGTGGGTGGTCAGCTCAACCACATGCGGGATTGTACGCCCGCGGGTTGGACCGGGAAGTACGCCGGTGGCGAGGACATCCGGTCTTGTACCGTAGCCGTCAAAATGGTTGCCGATCCTGCCGACACACAGAACGTTGTGTGGAAGTCTCCAGACCCGGCCCACAACGGACGACACGTTGCAGTTCTCATGGTATTCGATGGGACTAAGATCAAGAGGCTGGTCCCTCGACTACCCGGAGGAAGCGCTGACGGCTGGAAAGAAGGACCGTTTCCTCAGATCACAGGGTTTGTACAGCACGACGTGCCGACCAATCCGCTGGCGACTTTCCCGGACAGCGTTGAGTCGTTGACCAACGGCGCCTGGGGCAAGGATCCCAAGCTGCCCTGGTCATCGATTGTCGTCGGGTATGCTCAGTCGGCATATGTTCCGCCGACGGATACCGGTGTACGCTCCCGCTTCGGCGTCGACGTCCAACTTCAGGAGCATACAGGCACGCTCGACCCCGCTCTCGCTGACGGCTCAGGCGTCCGCGTAACTGTGTGGGACGGGGCTCGGGAGACTCCGACTCAGACAATGCGTGCGATTCCAGAGGGCACCAAGACAATTTCAGAGCTGCTCAGTACGCCGCATTTTATCGTGGGGCATCGTGGGGGATCTCAGTCATGGCCTGAACATACCGAAATCGGCTACACGCAGGCCGTCGATTATCACGTTCACGCCCTGGAGTTCTCGGGCGCTCTGACCAAGGATGGTGTCTGGTTCGGATGCCACGACGAGAGTCTGAAGCGTCTTGTTCCGGCTCTGACCAAGAAGGCCGTGGAGTACACCTGGGAAGAGATCAAGGCCGCGGCGTCAAAGACCCGGTACATGCCGGCAAAGCTCGACTGGCTTATCGAGACGTACTCCAGGAGTCACGTCATCGTCTTCGACCCGAAATATCAGCTTCCTAAGTGGAAAGAAGTCTGCGACATGTTCAAGGGCATGGAGCAGCGGGTCATCATCAAGTCGTACTGGGACTCCAAGTGGGCGTTCGACATGATTCGAGAGCGCGGCTTCAAGACCTGGGGGTACGCTTACAACGCGGATGTCGGCAAGGCGAACTACCCGGACTTCCTCTCGGGAAAAAACTGCGATATTCTGTCCATGGAGTTCGACGCGCCTCAGACCACCTGGGACCCCCTGAAGGCTTCGGGACTCTCAACGGTTGCTCATATTCCCGCGGACCTTACCCAGCTTAATACGGGATGGTCTCGAGGAGCTACGGGCGCCATCGTGTCAGGTATCGCGGCCGCCTGTGAGAGGGCCGCATGAGTCCGGCGTTCACGCTGGAGATGGATTCGAGGATGGACACGGGGAAGTGGCTCGAGAGACTCAAAGAGGGCCGCTTCTTCGATTTCCTCGACTACTGCGGACAGGCCGGGGTGGCTGCGCTAGCTGCTGCTACTCCGGTCAGGTCCGGTTACACTGCGTCCAGCTGGTCTTATGAGATCAAGCGGAGCAGAAATCGAGTCTCACTGGTCTGGAACAACTCCCACGTGGAGCAGGGTGTCCCGATCGCAGTCATATTGCAATACGGGCATGGCACCAGGACCGGTGGCTATGTCCAGGGCGTGGATTATATAAATCCGGCGCTCAGGCCTATATTCGACAGCATCGTCAAGCAGCTTGAAAGCGCGGTGAGAGGCTAGTGGCGTCAATCGAGGAGCGGGTAGTCGCTCTCAAGTTCAACAACGGCCAATTCATGAACGGGGTTCAGGACTCCCTCAACGGAGTCAAGAAGCTCGAGGAGGGGTTGGCCTTTCGAGGTGGTGTCGAGGGGATTAATCAGGTCTCCGCGGCCGCCAAGAACCTTAATTTCTCGGAGGCCCAGGCGGGCATTGCCGAGACCACGAGCAGATTCTCGGCTCTCCAGTCGATTGCGTTCGGTGCACTCGCCAGCATCGGCGGAAAGATCACCGAGATCGGCTCCTCGATGCTCTCGAGCTTCACTGTTCAGCCCCTTATCGATGGTATGAAGGAGTACGAGCTTCAGCTCAACTCCGTTCAGACCATTCTCGCCAACACTGCCCAGAAGGGCGAGACGATCCAGACCGTGAACGCGGCTCTGGACCAATTGAACACCTACGCGGACCAGACCATCTACAACTTCGGTGAGATGACGTCCAACATCGGTAAGTTCACCGCTGCCGGTATTGGTCTGGATGACTCGGTCGCATCGATTAAGGGTCTGGCGAACTGGGCAGCAGTCGCCGGTGCCAACTCAGAGGCCACCTCGAGGGCTATGTACCAGCTGTCGCAGGCTATGGCCGCGGGAACAGTGAAGCTTCAGGACTGGATGTCCTTGGAGAACGCCGGTATCGCTACCAAGCAGTTCCAGGACCAGCTGATCCAGACTGCCAAGATCCACGGCAAGAACGTCGACGAGATGATCGCCAAGAATGGTTCGTTCAGACTCTCCCTGCAAGAGGGCTGGCTGGACCAGGAGATCATGATGGAGACTCTAAAGCAGATGGCTGGTGAGTACTCCGACGAGCAACTTCTTTCCATGGGCTACACCGAGGAGCAGATCGCTCAGATCCAGGAACTGGCCAAGACTGGTATGTCGGCGGCTCAGGACATCAAGACGTTCTCTCAGTTGATGGGCGTTATCGGTGAGGAGCTGGGTTCGTCTTGGGCTCAGTCGTTCCGAATCATATTCGGTGACTTCGAGCAAGCCAAGGAACTGTGGTCCAAGGTCGGCGCCTTCCTCACGGGTCCGAGCGGCGTCATCACGCAGATGGGCAACGCCCGAAACGCTCTTCTCCAGGGATGGGCTGACCTCGGTGGTAGGGAGAAGGTCCTCGAGGGCCTCGCCTCCCTATTCCACGCCATGTGGGATCCGCTCCAGCGCATCGGTCAGGCGTTCTCGCAGGTCTTCAGCGGTCCATCTGCCGAGGGTTTGTACGCGATGTCTGAGGCATTCGCCAACTTCATGGCTAAGCTGGTCCCCAGTGAGGCCACTGTCGAGTCGATCGGCCTGTACTTCGAGTCGTTCTTCCGGATCGTCAAAATAGGTGTACTGGTCCTCACAGACTTCGCCAAGGTGATCGGATGGATCGCCGGCGGAGCGCTCAGGGGACTGGGCGCCATCATTTCCAACCTGACCGGGCACACCGCAGGATGGTCCTCGACACTAAGGGATCATATTGCGGCTGTTCAGGAGTGGTATGATAGCCTGAATGTCGCCGAGAACGTCATCAAGGCCATCACCTGGACGGGCGCCGGCTTGAAGCGTATCTGGAACAACTTCTCCGAGGGGTTCCACGACGAGATCACGCCTAGTCTCAGGCGCCTCAGGGAGGCCTGGGACGGTCTGTGGGAGGCTCTAAAGTCCGCGGGATCCGGGATCAAGGAAGCCATCGTTGGGCCCTTCCGGGAGCTCAAGGAGAGCGCCCAGGAAGTCGGTCAGGCGCTCGGTATCGCCAGCGATTCCACGGATGAGGCCGGCGAGACAGCCGAGGCGAACGAGACCAAGTTCACCAAGCTCAAGAACAAGATCGTCGAGCTCTTCGAGTCCGCCTACAAGAAGTCATATTTCTGGGGGCAGCACCTGGCCGACCATCTTATTCCGGCGATTGACAAACTCACCAGCTTCATCATTTGGCTGACTGAGTGCATCAACAAGCAGGCCATCGTCGTCAGCGACTGGTTGACTCCCAAGATGGAGCGCCTGGCTGCACTCTACGACGAGGTGTCCACCAAGTTCAGCGAGTGGGCTGAGGCCATGCAGAATGGACCCGATATTGCCTGGTTGTCGTCCCTCGGCGGCATTCTGTCGTCGTTCGGAGCTGGTGTCTGGGGTGTCCTCAAGAATCTGGCAACACTGAACTTCAACTTCGACGTCCAACCGTTCAAGAAGGCGTTCGGCGACCTCAAGACCCTCATGGGCGAATACGCCGAGTCTGTCAAGTACGGCTGGAGCACCACCAAGGAGTTTATCGCCAACCTCGAGCTCAAGGACAAGGCTACGTCCGGCTGGCATAACTTCGTCAAGCTCCTCCATGGTATTGGCAAAGTTCTCTCCACTGTTGGCCACTACGCCGTCATCGCGGCCAAGGCCATCATCGAGCCGTTCAAGGGTGCGTTCGCCGAGCTCAAGAACATGGCCGACAACGGCGACTACGGTGGGATATTCGACGCCATCCTCAAGACTGGAGCGTTGGTCACATTCCTTGCTATAGCTCGGAATGTTATCAATACTTTCAAAGAGTGGGGTAAAGCCGGATCCAATTTCGCTGGAATCCTCGGCAGTGTCAAGGACGTCATCGACGGGTTCAAGGAATCGATGGAGGCTACGACCAACCGGGTCAAAGCTACCACCATTCTTATTCTTGCCGGTGCTGTTCTCGTTCTGGCCGCTGCGCTCTGGGTTGTCGCCCAGGTCCCGGCGGGTAAGATCGTCGCCGCTGGCGCTGCTCTATATTTCATGTTCAACATGTTGAAGAAGGCGGAGGACCAACTGGAATCCTCCGGCGAAGGCAAGGACATGAAGGGGCTAACCAAGCGAATGCTGGCGCTGGTCGTATTGGCCGGAGTCGCGCTCCTCCTGGGCAAGGCGCTGAACAACATCGGCACCATGTCCTGGGACGATATTCTCAAGGGGACCATCGGTCTCTTCGCTGTCATAAAGATGCTCTTGATGATGGCCGATACGACCACCAAGAAGAACAAGGATATCCTGGCGTTCGCCGCCACGGCAATTCCGCTAGGCATCGGCGTAATGCTCCTTGCTTACGCGGTCAAACCACTCGGCGAGATGAGCGCGTCTGACCTTGCTCAGGGCGTTCTGGCACTTGGTCTTATCATGAAGATGATGACCATGATGTCGGAGATGGGTACGGTCAAGGTCAAGAAGGCCTCGGCATTTGCGTTCCTTGCGCTAGCATTTACCATGCGCCAGATTGCGAAGGTTCTCACTGAGATCGGTGAACTGTCCTGGGGCGACACGATCAAGGGTATTCTCGCCATGGATCTATGCCTGGCGTCTTTGATGGTCGCCGTCGAAAGACTCGGAAGCGACAAGTTCGGTGGGGGCAAGGCTCTTGTCGGAGCTCTGTCCCTCCTTATCCTGTCGGCGACACTCAAGCTTATCGCCAGCGATATCGAGAGCTTCGCTTCCCTGCCATGGGGCGACTATCTCAAGGGTCTGCTCATGATGTCAGTGGCTCTGGGCGTTCTCATGGGGATCAGCGCTATCGGCGGCGGAGGTCTCGGCGGTGCGGCGGCACTCTTCGTGACCGTGGCTGCTCTTGCACTCCTGGTGCCCGTCATGAGGGTCCTGGGAGAGATGGATTGGGCTACGGCTGGGAAGGGCATCGCCATCATGGCCCTGGCGCTAGCCGCTCTGGTGGCCGTCGGATATGTTGCCGAGTTCGCTGCAGTCGGTCTACTTGCACTGGGCGGCGCCATCCTGATGATCGGTATGGGTGTCGGTCTAGCGACCGAGGGTATCGCCAAATTGGTTGATGCCATTGCGAACCTGTCGACCTCGGGCGCCGATGGTGTCCAGACATTCCTCGCGGCCGTCGACGGCTTCATTGAGAGAATGCCTGCGATGGGTACGGCGCTCGGCGAGGGCTTCATCAACTTCATGCAGGTCCTCATCGACAATTCGGGCACTATCGTCGAGTACCTCAAGCTTATCCTGACGTCTGGCGCTCAGGCTATGATTGAGTCTATCCCGACGTTCGTTCAGCTCATGACCACGATCCTCCTGGCGATCATCCAGGTCATATACGACAACGCCCAGGCTCTGATCGACTGCGCCATATTCTTGATCCTGACCTTGTCACAGGCCCTCATTGATAACATGCCGCAGTTGGTCCAGAGGGGTTCGGATGTCCTCATATCCTTCCTGGATGGTCTGAGTCAGAAGATCCCCGAGATCGGCCAGAAGGCTACGGACTGTATCGTGGCCTTCATCACCAGTCTCGGCGACGAGATGCCGCGAATCACCGATGCAGCGGCCAAGACCGTCATCAAGTTCATCAACGGACTTGCTGATGCGATCGAGAACAACTCTGAGGCTATGGCTCAGGCGGGCGTTCGACTCATCAGTGCCATAATTAGGGGTATCGACACCGGCATCAGGACTCTCGTATCCACGGGCGTTGCGCAGATGAAGAACGCTGGTATTCAGCTGGTCAACGGCCTCAAGAATGCGATTACCGAAAAGCTCTCCTCCATCGCCAGTGCGGTCACGAGCATGGGCAGCACCGTTGTTTCGAAGGTCAAAGCGGCGTTCGGAATTCATTCTCCTTCGAGGGTGATGTACGAGATCGGTGATTTCCTGATGCAGGGTCTTGCGAACGGCATCACCGAGAACACTGAGCAGGGCATCGCGGCGGCCACTACCATGGCTACTGATACCGTCGATGCGTTCTCCAAGGGCTTCGGTAACACGAAGGATATTTGGAACAACGCATTCGGAGAGAACGCCGATCCGACGATCAAGCCGGTTCTGGACCTCTCGCAGGTCGAGGAGCAAGCGGGTCGTCTCGACGATATCCTTCCCAAGGAGGAGATCGCCGGCACTCTCACGACGACGGCGACTGCACAGCTCGCGGGACGAGTCGTTACTAGCACTCCGGTGAAGTCGAACGACACCGCCGCCAGCGAGACGTACAACCAGGGCACAAGTCTCGTGTTCAACCAGTACAACAACTCGCCGAAGGCGCTGTCCGAGGCGGAGATCTACCGCCAGACTCGTAACCAGATCGAGCAGGTGAAGGGAGCCATGTACGAGCTATGATTGAGTCAATCGAGTTCATTACGTACCGGCAGCAACGCGTTGTTTTACCCCTGAGGGATCCTTGGGGGATGGGCGTGGCTGTCAAATCCGTTGACGGCCTGTCGGCTACGAAGGCCTCGATCAACACGACTGAGCTGGCTCTTACGGATGTGGCTATATTCAACGGCGCGAGGGCGGGAATGAGGAACCTCAAGATCAAACTCGCGCCGTTGCCTCTGCCCGACATCGAGACCACGAGGCAGCGTATATACTCCTGGTTCCAGATCAAGCAGCTCATGTCCGTGTACGTCAACACGGACAAGCGACGGGTCAAGACCGAGGGGTATGTCGAGTCTGTAGAGGCGGACATATTCTCGAAGGATGAGGAGATCAACATCTCTCTCCTATGCCCGGATGCCTATTGGCATGACGCGGATAATCAGATCACCCAGAACCTTGAATGGTCCAGAGAGATCGGGTCTTTCGAATTCGACTTCATGGATCAGCCGTCTCCATCACTGGAGTTCAGCAAGGACCGTGGTGTATTGTCTGCTACGATCGACTACAACGGTGACGTGGAGACCGGTTTCACCATGGTCTTCACATTCCGTCCAGGAGCCAAGCTCCCGATCACCGTAACCGAGACGTTCTCCGGCGACCAGTTCAAACTCACCGGAGCATTTCTTGACAAAACGTACTACCACGTCGATCCTATCGTGGGCGGCGACATCGTCACCGTTAATTCCAGAGTGGGCTTCAAGTCCATCATCCGGGATAGAGGAGGCCGCAAGGACAAGTTCATAGCGGCACTGGATCGTAACTCGGATTGGCTTAAGCTTAGGCCGGGCGTCAACGAGTTCCAGATCGCCATGAATGATCCGACTCTCACGGACGTATATTTCGCAACCGACGTTCTCTATCAGGGAGTGTGACATGTACCTTGCGGTTCTCGACGAATCCATGATCCTCCAACATATCTGTGAGGACTACAAGTCTATCATCTGGACTGAGCGGTTCCACGGGTTCGGCGATTTCAAACTCACGGTCCCCGGAACGCTTGAGAACCTGAAGATCTATCAACTCGACTACTACCTGTACACCAAGGGCACGAACAAGCTCATGATAATCGAGCAAATCGAGCTAAACACGGAGTACAGCAAGCAGTCGATGCTAACGGTCAGTGGGCGCAGTCTTGAGTCTATATTGGACCGACGTGTCATGCATCCTTACCCGATTTGGGAGGGGACGATCCTCTGCAAAGAGGAGAGAACCCGAGGCAAAGTAAAGGACGTTATCAAGCACTACAGCAACCTGCTGTTCAAGCAACGAGACTCTCTCGACACGTCGCACGAGCGTCATGTCAAAGGCTTCGGGTGGTATTCGGTCGACGAACTGCCCGAGGGGATTCGACGCGGACGCCCCGTTTCGTCGATGGATATTGGCGACATCCGGGTCAGCACCGAAGGAGTCGTTCGTGACATGTCGATAAGGAACCCTAATTGGGGGCGGTATATGGATTACACTAAGGATCCATATAGTATGGAAGGGTCCTGGTACAAGCTAGTTCAAGAGCTGACGGATCTAACCATGTCCGGCTGGGCCATTGAGTACGACGGAGAAGACCCTTACTATTGGTACGGGTACACGTATAATGGCGTAAACCGAACATTCAACCAAGGTGAACGCCCGCCCGTAGTATTCTCGCCGAAGTATGACAACCTATCCAAGGCCACATACTTCAAGTCCAAGGTCGGTACACGGACCAAAATATTCTCGGGAGCGGTTAAGTTCGAAATCCCCACACAGCTAGCCCTCGACGGAGAGTATCTTGGCGCTAGTGCCTCGAATAACGCCATGCAGAACAACTCCATAACGGTGGGGACCCCTGGACTTGGTTTGCGCGAAGGGTATTTCAAGTCACCCTCTGTCGAGCATACTAACGGTATGATGCAGGATACCACGGGGGCTAAGGGAGTTCTCCCTAACGACCCAAAGTCGATTCACCGCCAGATCCATGAGCAGTGTAATACTGAACTGTGGCGTCACATGCCCCTCGAAATGTTCTCGGGCGAAGCTGCTCAACAGTCCATGTACACTTACAACGAGGACTTCTTCCTGGGCGATTTCGTGCAGATCCAAAATGAGTTCGGGCAGCAGGACATCGCTCGAGTGACTGAGTACATCCGTACATCCTCGGACTCGGAGGGGGACGTCTTTTACCCGACGTTCGAGTCCTTGTCCGATATTCAGAAGTCGAAACCGGGGTTGAACATCACATGACAGAGAAATCAGGATTCTTCGTTTCCATCAATGGGGACCGGAAGTACTCCGCTGACGACTTCGGCCGCATGTTCGACGGGGTCATCTCAGACGGCATTTTCCAGAACTGGGGCCGAGGATACCGGGTTAGCAAGGGCTCCGGGCGGGATATCGTCATCGAGTCCGGCCGCGCCTGGTTCAAGGGGCACTGGATCGAGAACGACTCGAACAAGGTCTACGTTCTCAATGAAGGCTCTACGGATGGTGATCGCTATGATGCCATATTCCTCAAGGTAGACAAGTCGCCCAACGTCCGAACCGGTGGTATCCGTGTTGTGCAGGGCACAGTCGGCGCCGGCGTTCTCCAGCCTACCCAGAACGCCGATTATTTCGAAGCGCTCATCGCCTACGTCAGGGTCCCAAGGGGCGCCAAGGCGAACGATAGCTTCGAGATCACCGACTGTCGGGGGATGACTGGCGCTCAGTATGCCCCGTGGGCTGAGAGTGTCATGCAACCCAAGCAAATCACTCTGACCAACAAGGACGCCTTCCTGAACGCCTTCAACAACGACCCGAATCTCAAGCGAGTTATTACTCGTGGCAAAAACCTGGGCAGGACTCTCACTTCTGCTCAGAAAGCCGCCATTCGGAACGGGACATTCGACGGCTTGTGGCTGGGCGACTACTGGCAGTACAACGATAATTCCTGCAAATGGATCATCGTCGACTTCGACCGGTGGCTGGACTACCCGAACGGCGAGAACCAGCATCGTATCACGGTCATGAGCGACCGTAACCTCGGAATCGACAATATTGGTACTGAGGGATGGTGTCAATACGGCTGGAACGGATCCAAGATGCGACGGGACTACGCCAACGGCATGGTGCGTTTCTCCACGCTTACCCAGGTATTCGCCATGTCGGACTTCCGGACGTTCCCGGTTCTCGAGCCGCATGAGTACGAGAATACTGGGAATCCCTGGGAGCGAACGGAGAAGAACTGGGAGTGGGAGTACCCGCAACTCACCATTCCATCTGAGTTCGAGATGTTCGGCTCATATCTTGTGCACAACCGCATCAACGGCGACACCCACACCATCGGTCCGATCTCCCGTCAGTTCTCGTATTTCCGTGTTGGCAACCCGATTCCGACTCCCGGCGAGTCCTTCTGGCTCCGGGATCAGATTTCCAAGGACTACTTCGGCCTGTACTACGGCGACCAGCGTCGAATCACTTGGGCCAAGTGGACTGAGAAGTACGGGGTGCGCCCAATCGTTTCTATCGGAGGCTAAATGTCTCATACTGTGGAGCTGGTGATCACCATATTCGGCTCCGTTCTCACCAGTACTGGTCTCTGGGCATATCTCCAGAAACGTGCGGAAAGGCATGATGCCAAAACCCAGCTTATGTTGGGTCTAGCGCACAACCAGATCGTGGCTATGGGAACCGCATATCTGTCCCGTGGTTACATCACCATCGATGAGTTTGAGGACTTACAGAAGTATCTGTATCAGCCCTACCACACTTTCGGCGGAAACGGGACTGCCGAAAAGGTAATGGACGCCGTAAACCGGCTTCCGATCCATTTTCCTGACACCCGAAGAAAGGACAAGCGCTATGTCGCTGTCGAATCAGACCTACAACACTCTGAAGTGGATTGCTCAGATCCTGCTTCCTGCCCTCGCCACCCTGTATCTCGCCCTGGCGGGTTTGTGGGGTTTCCCTCACACTGAGGCGGTTGTGGGCACCATCACCGCTCTGGACACCTTCCTGGGCGCTCTGCTCGGTCTTGCAGCCAAGAACTACGAGCCCGAGGTTGACGGCGTGCTCCATGTGGACCACAAGAACCAGGAGGTCTACGCCGCTCTGGAGACCCCCGCTCAGGACATGACCAAGAAAGACACGGCCACTCTGAAGGTCTCCGAGGTCTGACGATCCGCGGGATCGACATGGTCTATAATGATACCCCTCATTTGAAAGGAATACCATGTCCGACAACAAGCCGAACACCAAGAAGGCCCTCGAAGAGGCTTACGCTTTCATCGACGGCATGGATCCCGACAGTGAAGCCTATCGCGAAGCTCTCCGCAGCATCAAGGAGCTTGAGCAGATTCAAGACGCAAAACACCGTCGTTTCTGCCCCAGCCCCGATGCTGTGGTGGGCGCCGCCGGCTCCATCCTCGGAATCCTCGCCATCGTGAAGGCTGAGCAGATCTTCCCTGTCGCCTCCAAGGCACTCGGATTCGTCGCCAAGATCCGCATCTGAGACACGAAAAACCTAGGACCCCACAAGGGTTCTAGGTTTTTCGCAAACCTTCTGATTTTCGAAATCCAAAAATTCCCGGGTGGGAAAATTTGAACGCGGATTTTGCAAGGTATATAACGAGACCCCTCACGAAAGGAATCTGTTATGTCTGCCAACTTCATCGCCTTTGGCATCCTCTCCTTCGTCCTGTTCATTTACGCTCTCTACGCCCAGAACCAGCAGATCAAGGCGCTCAAGAAGACCGTCCGCAGCCAGCGGAACCAGATTGAGTCCAGCTCGACTCCGACTTCTCGGGAAACAGACCGTATCGAACAGTACCTTGAAGAGGACTGGGCCGATGTCGAGAAGCTATTCCGACACAACTCCACCATGAAGTGATCCTCACTCCTAGAACCCAACCCGGGTTCTAGGTTTCTCGCAGGATCAGCAGAGCATATAATGAGACCCATAGACCGAAAGGATTGATCATGCTGATCTCCCGCCTCGTCGAGAACCTTGTCAAGTCTGTCATCTACTGCGTTGGAATCTACGCCATCGTCAAGTGGGTGCTTTCCCGTTACAAGGTCTCGAAGAAGGATTTCTCCAGCATCATTGACCACGACTCTAACCTCTAACACCCGTGCCCTCTAACAGAGGGCATAGGTTTTCGCGGATTTTGCATGGCCTATAATGAGACCCCCATCTGAAAGGAACTACCATGAACCGCGTCGTCTTTGCCGTTGCCGCCCTCGCCGCCTCCTTCGCCCTCCAGCACTACGCCAACAAGATGCTTGAGAAGAAGGTCAAGCGAGCCCTCAACAAGAAGATCGCGGAGCAGAACGCTCCCGCCAACTGACACTTACACTTAGAACCCAACCCGGGTTCTAGGTTTCTCGATAGAAAGGAACGCGTATGAACCCCGAAGACATCGATCTGGAATTCCACAAGCCGGATCCCATCACCAATACGCAGAAGGTCACACTCACGGTCCCCAACCACGTCGACCCGATGGTTGCCAAGCAGATGCTCCGCAATGCCCTCAGGGATCCCGTCGCCGTTGAGACCTGGCGAGTAGAGCTCAGCAAGATCGAGAAGGAGAGCAAGTGAACCTCGCATTCGCTAAGGCTGCCCAGGACTTCGTCGTACGCAATTCGCATCATATCCTCACCGGACTGGCGCTGCTGGGGCTCGGGGCGTCGGTCGCTCTGAGCGTCCATGCGGACCGTCAGATGCAGGAGTGGGATATTGATGACTTCAATCGCCTCACCAAGGAGCAGAGAATCAAGATCTACGCTAAGATCTACGCTCCTCCGGCCATCGCCATATTGGCCACGGGCGCTTGCGTCATCGGCGCTCACAGCATCTCGGTCAAGCGCGAGTCGTCCCTGCTCCTTGCCTATGAGGGCACGCGTCAGGTGTACGACCGTTATCGCGCATCTGTTCAGGATCGCCTTGGCCCTGAGGAGAAGACGATCTCCCAGAACGCCGCGTCCAAAATGGACCCGTATCCTCGTGACGCCGCTGTGGTTTGCGGCGAGGGCGATGTCTTGTTCTACGACGCCTACAGCGGCCGTTATTTCAAGTCCACCGTAAACAAGATCGACCGGGTCGTCAACGAACTCAACTACACTCTCCTCCGTGAGATGTGCGTCAGCCTCAACGAATTCTACGCCGGAATCGGCCTCGAGGGTATTTCCTTGGGCGACCAGCTCGGATGGAATGAGCAGAGGCAGATCGAGGTGCACTACGGCGCCCAGGTCTCGGATGACGGGAAGGCCGTCGTGGTGGTTGATTTCGTCGTCGAGCCCACTGAGAAGTGGTTCAAGCTTTCGTGAAAGGAGCACGGTATATAACGAGACCCATCTAGAAAGGAATGACCATGAGTTTCAAAGAGACCACCGGATACAAGGTCGTATCCCTTGTCGCCTCGACATCCGCCAGCATCACCGCCGGCGCCGTTGTCGGCGCTCTCTGCCCTCCAGCCGGAGCGGTATTGACCGCCATCTACGGCCTCGGTAGTAGTGTCCTCGGCACATATGTCGGTGACAAGGCCGGACGACAGTACGCCGAGACCCTTGCTGAGACCATCGACTCCCTCCAGACACCTCAGACAAACTAAACCCCTATGCCCTCTAACACAGGGCATAGGCTTTCGCAAATTCTGCACGCACTATAATGAGACCCCATCAACTCGAAAGGAACTCTCATGTCCGAGAACACCGCTCCCACCGTCGTCGAGCACTCCGAGACCGTTGAAGACGAGACCCCCATCGTCGCCGTCAACTGGACCAAGCTCGGTGCCGTCGCCAAGAAGAGTGCGCGTTACGTGCTGCCCGCCGCAGCCGGTTTCGCCGCGCTCGTCCTGGTGAAGGCCCTTGCTTCCTCCAGTGACAGTGATGACGAGGCTCCCGCCGCCATCGAATCGGACGCCGAAGTCGTGGACGCTGAGCTCGTCGAAGAGACCAACGACTGATCCTACTCACCCCTAGAACCCAACTCGGGTTCTAGGTTTCTCATTTTCAGAAAGGAACGAACGATGGAGCTTCAGGCGGCCGTGGTGGTTACCCTCACCGAGAACGGCAAGACAGTCAAGCGCGTCATCCAGAAGAGCGACAAGTTCGACGAGAAGACCTCGTGGGACCATATTGTCAAGCAGACCAAGTCGCTCGCAGCCACTACTCTCAACTCGATGGACTGAAAGGCATATCCATGATCAAGATGAACGTCAGCGCCGAGACCTTCGACGGCGACATGGTCACCGAGACCCTCTGGTTCCACATGAACAAAGTGGACCTGATCGAGCTCCAGCAGTCGGAGCCGGGCGGGTTCACTGACACGCTTCAGGCGTTCATGTCTCGCAAGCCTGAGGACTGGACCAACAAGGACAAGTTCAAGCTGTTCGATTATTTCCGCACCATCGTCGATAAGGCTTACGGCGAGCGGTCGTCGGACGGCAAGCGCTTCCGGAAGTCGCCCGAGATCCTCGCTAACTTCAAGGACAGCATCTTCTACGACGAGTTCGTCCTGAGCCTCCTGGAGGACGAGAAGAAGAGCATCAAGTTCTTCAACGGCGTCATGCCCAAGGCACTCATCGAGCAGGCCAAGAAGGAGCGGCCGGACGTATTCAACCAGATCGAGGCCTGAGAAACCCGAGCGGGGCCCTGGGGAAACCTGGGGCCCCGCATATCAGAAGGAGCGAACATGACCGATAACGTACCCGTGCGGGGCGATTTCCCCTCCAACTCACGGAAGACCAAGCCGGCCGTCGAAAGGGTCGTCAAGACTCCGGCGCGTATTGACAAGGGCAGTCTCGGCAAGCAGGCTCTTCAGGCGTTCTTCGCCGAGGACATCAAGGAGGTGGCCAACTACCTTCTCTGGGATATTGCCCTGCCCAGCGTCAAGAACGCCGTGAGCGATATCTTCACATCCGGGATCGACCGTCTGCTCTTCGGAGGCGACGGCGGTCCTCAGCGTTCTCGCAGCAACAAGACCTACACCTCATATTCCAATCGGACGTACGGACGTCGTGAGACTCCAACCGAGCGGACGTACACTCAGAGGGACCGTCGGGAGCACAATCTCGAATCCATCATATTCGCAACCCGCAATGAGGCCGAGGATGTCCTGAACCACCTGATCAGCATCTGCGACCAGTATGACGTGGCGACCGTGGGAGACCTGTACGGCATGGCCGGCATTTCCCAGTCGTACACCGATGAGAACTGGGGATGGCGGGATCTCCGAAGCGGACGCGCTGTCCGTTCCCGCAATGGATATATTCTCGATCTACCGAAACCGGAGGACGTCCGATGAACGACGAAGAGATGACAACCGTATACGGTCTCACATCTATCTTTCTCACTGTTTTCATTCTTCTACTAATCCTCGCTGGTCTGGGATCCCTGCCGATCTGGGTCGTATTCACAGGTCTGATAGTCATCAACGCCATTCTTATCGCAGCGATCGTGAACGACATAAGGAACAACAAATGAGCGTCGAGCAGATGCGCGACAAGTTGCGCAAAGCATACGGAGGATCGGCGACGTGGGTCGCCAAAGTTGACCGCATGAGTGACGGTCAGGTAATCGCAGTCTACAAGAGCCTTAACGAGAGGAAGTACTTCGCATCATGAGTCTCACAGTCATTTCTCGCCTCGCCGGTAAGGGCGCTCTCATCGTCTCCAAGCACGCTCCCGCCATCCTGACGGGGCTGGGGATCGCCGGCTTCACCGCAACCGCAGTCCTCACGGCCAAGCAGACGCTGAGCGTCGGCGAGGTCACCTGGGAGGACCTGAACGAGCTGTCGACAGTCAAGGCGGCTGAGGACGAGGAGAAGTTCGACAAGCGAGAGATCCAGATTGCTAAGGCTCGTGCCTGGGGCAACCTGACGAAGCACCTTGTCAAGCACTACGCCCTGCCGCTGAGCTTGGGTACGGCCTCCGCCATTTCTCTGATTCTGGCGCACCGCATTTCCGCACACCGGATTGCTGGTCTGTCCATGGCCTACGCCGGTCTCGAGGAGTCCTTCCGCAACTACAAGGACCGTATCGAGGAGGGCTTCGGTAAGGAGGAGACCGAGCGCATTCTCGCCGAGGCTGACGCTAACGCCCTTGACAAGGCAAAGATGGACTACTACAACGAGACGGGGCGTGAGTTCCAGCTCAAGCCTGAGGAGTTCATGCGTGAGCTCGGCGTCTCGCCATATGCTGTCGTGTTCGACCAGAACGCGAAAGCCTGGGAGGGGAACGAGGACTACAGCCTCATGATCCTCCATGCTCAGGAGAACTACGCCAACGACATCCTGCGGACTCGTGGATATCTGCTCCTGAACGATGTGTACAAGGGCCTCGGCCTGCCTCCGACGTCTGCCGGTTCCGTGGTCGGCTGGGTGTACGACAACGAGGACGGTGATGGCATCGTTGAGTTCGGCAACTTCGAGGTGTTCAACTACCGCGACTACGACCCGGTCCTCGGACGCGAGGTCACCAAGTTTGTCCTCGACTTCAATGTCGACGGCGTTATCTACGACCAGATTGACAGGGTGGCAATCCGATGAAGGTAGTATTTCTGATCTTGGTCGGTTTCGCCATCGGTCGAGCAACTAAACGAAAGGGACGCAAGTGAAACTACTACCGGCGCTCGTCGTCGGTCTCACGGCGACATTTCTTGCCGTGCAGGACTTGAAGAGCGAGAAGAAGGAGCCTGTAGAGTCTCCGGACGAGGTCCAGGAGACTCCGGAAGAGAAGGAGAAGCAGATGGACGAGTACGAGGAGATCGTCAACGACGAGTATCGCCCATTCACCATGGAGGACGACATTTCCGAGATCATCGGAGAGGCTCCAGAGGAAGAGGACGAAGACGAGGAGATCGCGGAGGGCGAGACCGTCCGCGAAATCACAGAAGCGGAGTACAACGAGGGTGCATTCGGGTTCGAGCGCGTCGACTTGATGTATTTCATCGACGACGAGGTCCTGTGTGACTCGGACATGATCACGATCGACAACAAGGACGAGTGGCTTGGCGACGTCGACCTTGTACTCGGGCCTGGTAGTATCACGGTCATGTGGATCCGCAACTTCAACCTCTCCTACGATATTCGCCTCGAGATCATTGAGGACTCGTACTCCGGATCCCGCTGATGGAAGAGGAGTACTTCGACTTCCTGCTCTCATTCTTGGACGAGGATGAGAGCCAGCTGCCGAGCATATTCGGCAACTACTACCTCCTGTCGAAGCTCCACCGTATCGACTTCCGCTACTCCCTCATGATGGACCGCAATCGGGACATGGATGGGCGTGAGTGGCGGAACCGCTACGGCGGCGAGCTTCCACCGGCATTTCTCAAGCGTCCAGCCAGCGTTCTCGAGGTTATCCTTGGGCTGGCCGATCGCATGGCGTTTGAGTTGGACGACGAAGCGGGCATCGCTCAGTATTTCTGGGAGTTGACCGACAACCTCGGTATCAACTACATGGACTACCAGTTCGAGGATGACCCCGACATTAATCTAATCATCAAACGGAAGATCGACCGATGGATGAGTCGTCAGTATGACTCCGACGGACGCGGAGGCATATTCCCTCTGAAGTCCGTCCCTAGGTTCTCTGGAGAGAACGAGTTCCCGAACCAGAACCGTCTCGAGCTCTGGTACCAGATGCAGCTCTATCTCGCGGAGAACTACGACATATAAGGAGTCAAATGGATTTCTACGAGATCAAGGAGCGAGCCCTGAAGTCGGGCACCACCGAGGTACGGCCGGCCTGGCGGGTGCACCAATTCAAGGATCTCATGGTTCGTGGGAAGTCCTTCTACGCCGTGTACAATCCCGAGACGCACTTCTGGACTACTGACGAGTATGACCTGGTGCGTATCGTGGACGCCGACGTCGCCCGTCACTTTCAAGAGGCCTCAAAGAGAGTCAACGGGTCCGTCTGGCCGCGGTATCTGGGGGACTACGACTCCAAGACATATTCCGAGTACAAGGCGTGGGTGTCCAAACTTTCGGACGCCTACCGCCCTCTCGACAGCAAGATACTGTTCGCCGACCAAATCCCCCGAAGGGAGGATTACGCAACCAGAACGCTCTCATATTCTCTGAGCGGCGATCCATGCCCAGGCTACGAGGAACTCATGAGCACCCTCTATGATCCAGACGAGAGGGAGAAACTCGAGTGGGGCATCGGATCTATATTCACGGGAGACTCTACCTGGATCCAGAAGTTCTTCGTGCTCTACGGATCTGCTGGATCCGGTAAGTCAACCGTCCTGAACCTTATCTCGAGACTGTTCGACGGCCATATCGGTCAGTTCGATGCAGCGGCTCTTGGTCGACCCAGCGACCAATTCGCCCTTGAGCCATTCAAATCGAATCCTCGAGTGGCCATTCAACACGACGGCAATCTCTCCCGGATCGCGGATAACAGCCGCCTGAATAGTCTCGTATCTCATGAACCGATGGTCATGAATGAGAAAGGGAAATCCCTCTACACGTTCAAGCCTGAAGCGATGCTGTTCGTGGGCACCAACTTGCCGGTCCGTATCACCGACTCGAAGAGCGGACTGACGAGGCGTCTTATCGACGTTGAGCCTTCTGGACGAAAGCTCGATATTTGTCGGTACAAAGAGATCGTGTCTCAACTCGAGGACGAACGGGGATCTATCGTAAAGCGCTGCGTGGAACTCTATAAGTCCAAGGGTCCGTCGTATTACGACGACTACAAGCCCATCGGAATGATGAGTAAAACCAACCCCATCTTCAACTTCCTCGATTTCTATCAGGACGAGTTGGACGATGAGGACGGGGTCACTCTCAAGCGCATCTACGAGATGTACAAGGAGTACTCTCAGGCATATTCGGACGGAACTATGTACCCCATGTACAAGTTCAAGGACGAGATCCGGGACTACTTCGAGGAGTTCCACGATCGCATCATGGTCGACGGGGAACGCCGGCGTAAGGTGTATAAAGGGCTACTGAAATCCAAATTTTCCCAGGGGGAGAAGACGGAAAACCCGATTTCGGATTGGACTGAAATGAAAGAGCAACCGTCATATCTTGACGAGCTCTATAAGGACCGTCCGGCACAGTACGCCAATGATAACGGGCTCCCGGCGAAGCGTTGGGACGACGTCACTACAACACTGAAGGACTTGGACACTGGAAAGGAGCATTATGTCCTCGTACCCGAGCAAGACGTCGTCATCGACATCGACCTCAACAAGGACAGAGACAAGTGTCTGGAAGAGGCTCGCAGGTGGGTTCCCTCCTATGCTGAACTCAGCCGATCGGGGGGTGGAATCCACATCCACTATCGATATTCGGGGGATCCTTCCGTACTTTCACGGCTGGTGCGGCCCGGAGTCGAGTGCAAGGTCTACACAGGTAAATCCGCCCTCCGTCGACGTCTCACCGAGTGCACCGCCCACCAGGGCCTTACCGCGGTTGAGGACGGATATCTTCCCGTCAAGGAGAAACCCTTGATCCGCCAGGAGGTCATGCAGAACGAGAAGTCCATCCGGAAACTCATAGAGCGGAACCTGCGAAAGGAGTTCCACCCCGGGACGAAGCCCAGCATCGATTTCATCATGAAGGTGCTGACGGACGCCAAGGAGTCTGGGATGGACTACGACGTGTCGGACATGAGGCAGAAGGTCCTCACGTTCGCCATGAAGTCCACTCATCAGGCCGACTACTGCATCAAGTTGGTGCAAGAGATGCCATTCTCCTCGGGGAGCGACCATGAGGAGACCTATGAGGAGCCGGATGACGGTACGCCCATCATTTACGACGTCGAGGTATTCCCGAACCTGTTCCTTGTGAACTGGAAAGTTCGGGGAGCCGACAAGATCCAGAGGATGATCAACCCGACTCCGAACGAGATCTCTGATCTTGTGGAGCGGAAGCTCGTAGGATTCAACAACCGCCGGTACGACAACCATATTCTCTATGGTCGTATCATGGGTTACTCGAATCTGGAGCTCTACCACCTCTCGCGCAAGATCATCAACAATCTCATCCAGGAGGGGTTCAAGGAGGCCTATAACCTGTCCTACACCGATATCTACGACTTCGCCGCCAAGAAGCAGTCCCTCAAGAAGTGGGAGATCGAGCTGGGTATCCACCACAAGGAGCTTGGTCTTCCCTGGGACGAACCGGTGCCGGAGGAGCAGTGGGAAGAGGTCGCCGCATATTGCGACAACGACGTCATTGCCACCGAGAAGGTATGGGACCATCTGGAAGCAGACTGGGAAGCTCGTCAGATCCTTGCGGCGATCGCGGGCCTCCCTGTCAACTCCAGTACCAACCGTCTGACCACTCAGATCATATTCCAGGGCCAGAGGGACACTCAGAAGTACTTGCAGTACACGGACCTGTCGGAGATGTTCCCCGGTTACAAGTACGAGTACGGCAAGTCGACATATCGTGGCGAAGAGGTCGGCGAGGGCGGATACGTCTACGCCGAGCCCGGATACCACGAGAACGTGGCCTTGCTGGATATTGCGTCGATGCACCCAACATCGATCGAGAACCTCCAGCTGTTCGGCCCCTACACCAAGAGGTACAGCGAGCTCAAGAAGGCTCGTATCTTGATCAAGCACAAGGAACTCGACGAGGCTCGGAAAATCCTGAATGGGGCGCTGGCTCCATATCTGGACGACGACTCGAACCTCGATGCTCTGGCCTATGCGCTGAAGATCGCACTGAATTCGACGTACGGACTCACCGCCGCCAAATTCGACAACCCACTCCGAGACCCCCGGAACGTGGACAACATCGTCGCCAAGCGCGGCGCTTTGTTCATGGTCGACCTGAAGCATTTCGTTCAGGAGAAAGGATACACCGTTGCGCACATCAAGACCGACTCGATCAAGATCCCGAACGCCGACGATCGCATCATTTCGGAGGTCTTCGAGTTTGGAAAGAAGTACGGCTACACATTCGAGCACGAAGCGACCTACGATCGTATGCTGCTCGTCAACGACGCCGTCTATATCGCACATGACAAAGAAGGTTGGCATGCAACTGGCAAGCAGTTCCAAGAACCTGTTGTCTACAAGACTCTCTTCACCGGAGATCCTCTGGATCTCGAAGATGTCGCCCAGACACGATCGGTTACTACACGAATGCTGCTTGAGTTCGGAGAGAACGACCGGAAGTTCGTTGGGCGCGTCGGGAGCTTCCTTCCTGTTAACCCGGGAACTCCCGGGGCGGGCCGTCTGGTTCGAGAGAATCATCGAGTGGATAAGGAGGGTAATGAGGTCGTTTCATACGGCGATGTCGGAGGTTGCAAGGGGTATCTCTGGCTGGATTACGAAGACGCCGGAGACGACTGGCGAACTAAGCTGGATAATCGATATGGAAGGGAACTCGTGGACGCTGCCCGAGGGCAAATTCAGAAGTATACGGACGTCGATACCTTCCTAACAGTATGAATCGCGAGACGGGCAGGGCATATAATGAGACCCCCACCAGAAAGGTACTGCCATGTCCTGCCCCTCCCTCGCCCGCCAGTACGTCCTCACCAACCTTGCTGAGATGGGTGTTGGCTTCGCCATAGCTACGTTCGCCTACTACGCGACACGTGACTACTGCGACCAGCACCACCTCTCGGCAACGAAAGAGGACATGCTCGCAATGGCCAAGAACATCTGCGACACATTCAAGACCAACTGAACCAACCTCACACTTAGAACCCAACTCGGGTTCTAGGTTTCTCGATAGAAAGGAACGAACCAATGCTCTCTTCTGTTTACGATGGCGGCCAGACCGCTAATGATATCCTTGTCGGCTACACCGGCTATCTCCGGGACGAGGTGGCGAACCTGAAGGACGACGAGATCAAGGAGCTCATCGACAAGCTCGAGTGCTGTGACCGAAGCAGCTATGGGCACTACCGTCGCCAGACAGTCCAGAACCTCCTCGATATCTGCCGTACCGAGCTGGACGACCGGGATCTCGTGCGCTGCCTCGTCGATGCGGGTCTTATCGTTGGAATCAACTCCATTGAGGGGGTCTCTGATGAGTGAGCTCCCGTTCAAACCGATCCGTCTTATCCATGACGGCAAGGCAGGCATCCAGGCACTTCTTGAATCTCTGCCGTCGAGAGTCGTAAAACTTAGCGACTACCAACTCCAGACATTCCTTCACGAGGTCGATTTTCTATTGGAGGATCCTGGTTCCGCAGTCACCCCTGAGATTGAGAACTGGCTCTGGCTAATCCACAGCATTATCACGGATGAGATAGATGCCCGTTGGCTCATCCAGCGACTCCAAGACCGCGGCATCGTCAGCCAGGAAGGGGGGTTGTGAAGTACGATCTCTACTCCCCTCCATATTTCGTCGACCAGGTTCTATCTCAAAACTACCACCCCATAGAAAGGAACACGACATGGCCGTCAACACTTACACTATCAAGAACGCCAAGCTCCTCTTCCGCAACTTCGCGGGAGAGAAGGATCGATTCGGGAACACGGCGCGCACCTTCTGCGTCATCCTCCCTGACGACGCCGTCGACGACTTCCGAGCCGAGGGATTCAATATCAAGACCCTGAAGCCTCGGGATGACACAGAGGAGCCCCTTCCCTACATCAAGGTGAAGGTGAACTTCGGAGGCCGTCCTCCCAAGATCGTCTCGATCATCGGACGTACTCGTACGCTCCTGAATGAGCAGACGGTTGGAGCCCTCGATTTCGCAGACCTTGAGCGAGCCGACATTGCCCTCCGTCCCTACCACGGACGCACTCAGGCCGGAGTGGAGTTCTGCTCGGCATATCTCGACAAGGGCTTCTTCACCATCGTGGAGGACGAGCTCGAGGCCATGTATGCTGAGGAGCCCGACAACGAGGAGGTTCCGTTCTGATGCCGCTCGAAGTCAAGCTCTTCAACCCTCGCCGTAGCGTCTGTGAGGCGGTTAAGGTCACGGATGACAATCTCCGCATGGTCCGCAACTGGGCCTCCAGCGACGAGGACATCAAGGCCGACCTGCATACAGGCGCCATCGGCAAGTGGGTTATCCGCCGTAGTGACAACAAGTTCGACCTCATGACTGAGGGACAGCTCTGGGGTCTCTACGAGCCGATCCTACACTGACATCCATATCCACGGGGGCCCTGGGGAGACCTGGGGCCCCCATACCCACTAGAAGGAACGAACGCATGCTCAAGAAGCTTTATTTTCACACAAGCAAGGGTCGCAGCTACGACTTCGACATTGTCGCCACAGCCAAAGTCGACAAGCCGGGATTCACCAAGTGGATCGTAGAGGTGGACACCAATAACGAACTTGGTGTCCATGAAGTAGAGGCCTCTACTGAAGACTCCACATTCGATATCGTCGGGGACGATTCTCTGATTATCTGGGAACTCCCTCCAGTTGAGGAGGCTAAGGATCCTGATATCTGGACAGTCAACATCGAGACGGTAGACTTCAAGTTCTGCACTATCGAGGGGGAGATAACTTGGACGAAGTACGGCGACCTCAAGGTTAAGACCGGCGACGGCTACGTCAACTACCTTTCATCAAACCTTCGTGTGTTCGACGTTGACGATGTATCTCAGGTCATCACCGCTCGTTACAAGCAATGACTCTCATTTTTCCGTATTGTACTTGTGTAGGGGACGCAAATGAAGCTGGTTTTAAAGACGCTCGATGGCAAAGTTGCCCAGCGAAAGATCAAGGATTTATGTTGTGACGGGGACCTTGGGGACGAAGATCCCCGGGCCGCTCTGGTCATCGTCGAGATGGATGACACCCTCACATATCTCCCCATCGACCAATTTATCTGCGAGGAGTGGACTGAGGGTACCGTAGTTGTCAAGGAGGACTGGGCATGACAGCATATACTGTAGAGCGACACGGCGACCGCTGGATCGCCTGGCACAAGGAGGGGCTACTCGGAGTGGCTGGCGACATGATTTCTGCATACCGTCTCGTGGAGGAGGCTACTAATGGTAACCGCTGACCCGATGCCCGACCCGAACATCTACGATATCCGAGAGGACGGAACTGTCTACGGGAAGCGCTCAGGCAAGCTTATACCCATCCGGACGTCCCGGTATGGTCTTCCGCAGATCCGTTTTTACAAAGGACATCGCTACCGGGTTCAGCTCCTCAGCAAGATCATCTGGACCCATTTCCACGGCGAGATCCCGTTCATGCACGAGGTGCGGTACAAGGATGATGATCCATGGAACTGCTCCTTGGAGAACCTATATCTGAAGGACCTGAACGAGGAATTCACGCCTCTGGATCGTTGGCCGGGCTTTGCTATTAGCAAGGGTGGCGAATTGATCAACATGACCACCCTGCATCGGATCAAGCCCATGATGCCTCCAAGCAGGACCAACCTCATGTTCTCCGTCCGTGTCGACGGAGAGAGCCGAACCTTCCCGGTTGCCTTCACTGTCTGGGAGACGTTCATGGGAGAGAAGGTCAACTCGCATTATCTCTGCCACAAAGATGGCGACGTTTGGAACTGCGCTCTGGATAACCTGTATATCAGTGACGAGTACCCTTACCATCCGCGCAAGCTTGACAAGCAGACCGGACGGGAGTACAAACCTGTCATCGAGGAGGACGGCAAGGAGTACATGCCAGTCGAGTACTATATTCACATGGTCGATGGAGTGAAAGGAGAGAAGGAGAGTGGAATCCCCCAGAACTGCCGAATCGGCTCCTACTGAGACATTTAAGGACAGCATCATCAATGATATCGAGGTCAGTGATCTCGGTAGGATTCGGCGTATCTCGACTGGTCAGATTCTTACGCCTTGCCTTAGAGCGAACGGGTATGTCCAGGTTACCTTGTGGGATCGTGGGATTAGACGGACGAAGTATGTCCAGAAGCTGGTCTGGGAGGCCTTCAACGGCCCTCTGGAGCCCTTGCAGCGGGTCGCTCACCTGAATGGTGACCTGACTGATAACAGGCTCTCAAATCTCTTCCTGGAGTCTCACAGCGACTCGATGAAGAGGGCGTGGGACGCCAAACGACGCAAGTGGGAAACTATCTACCAAGGAGTTCTGTGGTGAGCGAGTACAGGAGCCCGCACAACGACGGGCATGATCCGTATATCCTGATCTGGGAGTACGGGAATGACATTCGGCGAGCAGAGTTCAGTGAGCGCTGGGCTGAGTATGACGAGACCGGCTGGACCATCTGGTATTTCCGGTTAGTTGACGGAGGCATCATGACCTTCTCGGCTCGAGAGTGGGAGCAGAAGGACGACGTCAACCACCTGACAACGATTTGGATGAAGCCGTCGTTGTACGATATTGAAAGGAAGGAAAACTGACATGGGTATTATTACCACAATGGTGATCGAATACGGGGACGCCGTTTACGAATACACGCCCCAGGGTTTTTCGATCAAGGTCGAAGACTTGGGTCGGGTCCTCGCTGGAGGGCCTCGACTCAACATGATCGGTCTGGAGGACTACCGACTAGATCTTCGGTATTGGGAGATCGAGAAAAAGAAAGTCAGTGAGAATGGGGAGTGGCGGACGCTCTATTTCCGTAAGAGGCAACATAGGGAGATCGAGATCGTCAAGTACCGATCGACTGAGGTATATGAGGCATACACGGCGCATGGATACGAGGAGATTGATGGAAAATTCTACATATTCTCGGACTACGTGGCGGCCGATGTTATTGACCTATCCGAATGGGTCGTCAATAAGGTCTCACTCCCATACCCCGGCCGCAATAAGCAAGTTCTTGCGCTCACGAGGAAGGCATCATGATTCCACCGGGCCACATCATTCTGGTCATCAGCCGAGGGGATAAGATCATCTACGAGAAGGAGGGTATCTTCAATATCTGGTCCTACGTGAACGACGGCGGACTCATGGCGGCCGTTCGGGATGCTATCGAGGAAAAGGTCATATTCGAAGACCTTCCGTGTGTCGCCGTGAGTGTGAACGACCCATACGTCCAGATACTCACCGAAGAGGACTGAACCTTGGGACCGGTTGATCTGTGGCCCCATCAGGTCGAAGCGGTGAAGAACCTGAGGAACGGGTGCATATTGACCGGTAAGCCGGGCTCGGGGAAGTCGGTTGTCGCTCTCCAGTACTACGTCGAGAGAGTGCTGGGGGTGCGGCATCCGGCCGATCTTCCGAGGCGGCTTGCCGAAGGACCCAGGTTATATATAATCACCACTGCCCGCAAGAGGGATGATCTCGATTGGCAGGGGGATGTCTCGATGTATGGGCTGACAGACTACACGACGGTTGATTCGTGGAACAACATCAGTAACTACAGTGACATCCGTGACTCCTTCATCATATTCGATGAGCAGAGAGCCATCGGCAGCGGCAAATGGGCCAAGACATTTGTCAAGATGGCGGCCAAGAACGAGTGGATCATGCTGTCTGGCACTCCTGGTGATAACTGGATGGACTACTGTCCGGTATTTATCGCCAATGGCTTCTTCAAGAACCGCACCCAGTTCGAGAGAGAGCACTGCCAGTTCAACTACAGAGCGGGCTATCCTCGTCTTGAGCGATATCTTGGGCAGGGGAAGCTGTTGCGGCTTCGGAAGAAGGTCCTTGTGGACATGCCTTTCGTCAAGAAGACGATTAAGAAGCGGACGGACGTCCCGGTATCCTACGAGGAGAAACCATATCGTACGATTCAAAAGTACCGCTTCGATCCGTACAAGGAAGAGCCCATTAAGAACGCAGGAGGCCTCTGTCATGTCTTGAGGAGAGTGACGAATGAGGATCCTGTGAGACTTGAGACTGTGCGACAGCTGTGTGAGGAGCATCCTCGAGTCATCGTCTTCTATAATTTCGACTATGAACTCTTCATGCTGCGGTCGTTGGGGGATATTCTCGGAGTGCCGATCGCCGAGTACAACGGCCACAAGCATGAGGCCTTGCCAGAGGGTGAGCGATGGGTGTATCTTGTGCAATACACGGCGGGTGCAGAAGCTTGGAACTGTACCACTTGTGACACGATGATATTCTTCTCTCAGAACTACTCGTGGAAGGTCATGGAGCAGTGCGAGGGGCGAATCGACAGACTGAACACTCCTTATTCGGTCTTGAACTACTACTACCTGAAGAGCCAGGCGCCCATCGATCAGGCCATTTCGAGGGCGATTCGGGTCAAGGAGATCTTCAATGAGAGGGGTTTTTACGAGTCTCTGAGGTGATTGTTGTACCACCCGTTGTACCACTTGGTGCGGCGGGTGGACAACGCTTCTGGTGTTTGTGTGACTGAAGTGACGCATGCGATTGGCCAGTTTTTTGGCCAGTTTTGAAATCGGCCGGCAACTGTATTGTACACGTGCGCCCAAATTTGGCCAGTTTTTGGCCAATTGGCCAGTTTTGAAACGGGGTTGGCCACGGATCTGGCCACCACTTTTCGTTGCAATTTCAACGTTTATACCCCAATTTGGCCAATTGGCCAGTTTTGTTCTGATTACCAGGAGTTGAGTAAATTTTCTTATATATAGAGAATAAACAGGGTTTGCCTGGCCACTGGCCAAGTATTGTACATGCACTGTATTGTACATGCAGTCCCGATACAAGTCTCAACGACATGTACAATAGACCGCGTCGCAAACATGCATCCTAATGAAGGAGATGGGCCTTCTATATTTTCGACCCCTCTTGCTTCACCACAGCTCCCACGGCTGGCTGAAACTACGCCACCTCAACACCGCATAGAACACTCAAACAACTTACGAGTACCGACACATGCGGCGCCCCGGCCAGCCGTGGGTATAATTCTTGATTCGAGGATAGACCCCATGCTCGAACGTGACTACCAACGCGGACTCATATCCAGGATCGAGGAACGCCTTCCTGGCTGCCTCGTCCTCAAGAACGATCCGAACCACAATCAGGGCATACCCGACCTGATCATCATATTCGGATCCAAGTGGGCCGCACTCGAGGTCAAGAGAAGCGCAGATGCTGCTCACCGACCGAACCAGGATCATTTCATCGACAAGCTCGGCGAATGGTCCTTCGCATCATTCATATACCCAGAGAACGAGAAAGGAACGCTCGATGAACTGGAACGTACACTCAAGGCTGGAGGGCCTGCACGCATTTCTGAGCGCCAGCAAGCACAGTTGGGTCAACTACGACGACGAGAAGCTGGGCGAGGCATTCAGGACAGCACAGGCGGCAGCGATGGGGACCAGGCTTCACGCCCTGGCCGCAGAGCATATTCGCCTAAAGATGCGGATGCCGAGGAACAAGGCCACCTTCAACGCTTACGTGAACGACGCCATTGGCTACGGTCTTGACCCTGAGGTCGTGCTATATCACAGCGAGAACGCATTTGGGACCGCCGACGCCATCGGCTTCGACGAGAAGAAGCATCTTCTCCGCATTCACGACCTCAAGACTGGCGTAACTCGCGTCAACATGGTCCAGCTTCATATCTATGCAGCACTGTTCTGCCTGGAGTACGAGAAGCTGCCCGGCGAGATCAACGTCGAGACCCGCATCTACCAGAACGACGATATCTTGGTAGACAATCCCAAGCCAGATAGCATCGCCCATATCATGGACAAGATCGTCTGGTTTGACAAGCTCATCGAGGAGATCAAGACCGAGGAGAACTGATGCCCTCCGATATCCTCAAACACTACGGGACTAAACGGCACTCCGGAAGATACCCTTGGGGATCCGGTAAGGATCCATATCAGTCAGCCCAGGGCTTCATCGCTGAGCGAGACAAGCTCAAGGCTCAAGGCATGTCCGAGGTCGATATTGCCAAGGCCTGGGGCATGAGCACCACCGAGTATCGTGCTCTAAACAGTATCGCTCGCGCTGAGAAAAAGGCTGGCGATATTTCTCGAGCATCCCGTCTTAAGGACGCCGGTCTGCCCAACACGGAGATCGGCCGACGCATGGGACTCAACGAGTCCTCGGTTCGTGAGCTTCTCAAGCCCAACGCATCATATCGTAAGGACGAGATCACCCGGGTCAAGGATATTCTGGCCGACGAGGTGAAGCAAAAGAAGTTCATCGAGTACGGTCTTGGCGTCGAGCAGAACCTTCAGTGTTCGTCGACATCTTTGAAGACCGCCGTTGAGGCTTTGAAGGCTCAGGGATATACTACTCACGACGTCAAGGTCAAGCAGGCCAACAGCGATAACTACACCATTCTCAAGGTTCTCGCCCCTCCAGGCACTAAAGCTGCCGATATTCATGCACAGAGGGACAAGATCCGCACTCCTGGTGTAGTCATCGACGAGAAGGGGCTGCTGTCGACCGGGCTTCGTACTCCTCGACCCATATCTTCGAAGAAGGTCGCCATCAAGTACGCCGAAGACGGCGGTACTGATATGGACGGGGTTATTCTGCTTCGCCGTGGAGTCAAAGAACTCAGTCTCGGTGGCTCCAACTACGCCCAGGTGCGTATTTCCGTCGACGGAACGCACTACCTCAAGGGCATGGCCATGTACTCGGATGATATTCCGAAGGGCAAGGACATAGTCTTCAACACCAACAAGAAGAAGGGCACACCGATGCTGGGCTCCAAGGACCACACGGTCCTCAAGCCCATGAAGGATGATCCCGAGAATCCATTTGGTGCGGTCGTTAAACAGAAGTTATTTAAGGACCCGAAGACCGGCAAGAAGGAACTGAGCGCACTCAATATTGTGAATGAGGAAGGCAAGTGGGACTCATGGTCCCAGTCCCTGGCCTCACAGTTCTTATCCAAGCAGTCCCCCAAATTGGCCAAGCGCCAACTTCAGGCTGTTCGTGATGAAAAGCGGAAGCAGCTCGATGAGATCATGGGCCTTACGAACCCCGTTATTCGTAAGCGCATGCTCATGTCCCTGGCTGATGACTGCGACTCGGCTTCGGTACATCTCAAGGCCAAGGCCCTCCCAGGTCAAGCGTCTCAGGTGTTATTGCCGATGCCCCATCTCAAGAAGGGTGAGGTATATGCTCCTAACTATCGGGACGGTGACGTTGTTAGTCTCGTGCGTTATCCTCATGGCGGGACTTTCGAGATTCCTACGCTCACTGTTAACAACCGAGGTAAGAAGTCTCGAAGTATTCTTGGCAATGCTAGGGATGCTATTGGGATCCATCCTTCTGTCGCTGAGCGTCTTAGCGGTGCTGATTTTGATGGCGACTCCGTCCTGGTAATCCCCAACAAGGGGAAGACTCGGATTCGTTCCACCGCCCCACTCAAGGGATTGAAGGGATTCGACCCCAAGAGAACATATCCTGGCTACCCTGGGATGAAGAGGATGTCGGATACTCAGACCCAGATGGGTAAGGTATCCAATCTTATTACCGACATGACTCTCAAGGGTGCCAGTGCCGATGAATTGTCCCGGGCTGTTCGTCACTCCATGGTTGTTATTGATGCCGAGAAGCATAATCTCAACTACAAACAGTCCGAGGTAGACAACGGCATAGCCGCATTGAAGAGGAAGTACCAGGGTGGCGCCGATAAAGGTGCAGCCACTCTTATTTCCAGGTCCAAGGGTGTTCGTTATGTACCCCATCGCAAGCCACGCAGTGCAGCGAAGGGTGGTCCATACGATGCAGCCACTGGTCGCAGGGTCTACGAGGAGACTGGCGAGTCCTATATTAACAAGCAGGGCAAGCTAGTCAAGAAGCAGACCAAGACCACCAGGATGGCTGAGGCTACCGATGCTAGGCAGCTGTCCTCTGGTACACTGATGGAGGGTATTTACGCACAGCACGCCAATGAATTGAAGGCCATGGCCAACGATTGTAGGAAGCGTGCCATTTCAACCCCCGCCATCAAACGAGACCCCCGGGCTGCTAAGAGCTATGCCCCTGAAGTTGCCACCCTCCGCGCTAAATTAAACCGGGCCCTCAAACAGAAGCCCCTAGAGCGGCAGGCACAGCTAGTGGCACAAGGTGTTGTGCAGAAGAAGCTTGAATCAAATCCAAATTTGACCAAGAAAGAACGGGCTAAGCTTGAGGCCATGGCCATCAAGACCGCCCGCCGCCGTCTTGGTTACGATAGAGAAGGCACAAGAGTGGTCCCCACCCCTCGTGAGTGGGAGGCCATCCAGAAAGGTGCTATATCTAACTCGATGATGGAGCATATTCTAGCCAACTCTGATCTTGACACCATCAAGTCACTGGCTTTGCCAAAGGAGAAGCTTCCTCTTGCTGGTGCTCAGAAGGATCGAATCAAGACTCTTCGATCTAACGGAGCCAACACAGCACAGATCGCTGAGGCATTGGGCATTTCTACAGCTAGAGTTAGGGAGTACCTGAATGGCTAGCTTCTTGTCCATTGTCAACTGTCCATTGTCCTTGAAACGGGGTGTATAGAGCCATGCTACGCCTAGCACTCACTACCGAGGACAATCCTTACGATCCTTTCGATGAGTTCGAAGAGTGGTTTAAGTTTGATGTAAGTCAAGGTTACCACACCTGCGCCTACCTGGCACGGGTCACTACCACTAGTACTGACCTCACCGAAGCCGATCAACTCGAAGCAACGAATGAAGCGATTGAAGAGATTCTCAAACTAAACTTGACTGGAAACTATCAAGTTGTAGAACGAGAATTCTGACGAGCTTTCGTCCATTTCGTCCATTCTGAACTTCAAAAGAGGGGGGACAGGGTCCGCAAAATGGCCCACCCCCCGTCAT